GCCCCTTCTGGTGAAGGAGGTAGTTGTTGCCATCGCGCCAAACAGAGTTGAAACGAGCTGGGTGGTGCGTTGTGACAGAACCAAGATTCTTGTGGTTGCCAGGATACTTGGCGATGATGTCTTTTTCTGCCACAGGCACCAACTCAAAGCCAAGACTCTTGAGTGCATTGTGCATGCTCGAGCGCACCATTCCTTTTTTATTCACACGCCCAAATGCTGCACAAGCAGTATGTGCTGCATCATAACCAACGCCAGTCGTAGCAGCAATAGCAATGACTGTGCAGTCGTTGTTCTCGTTGTGCCTCGCACGATCCTGTGAGAATCGGATGTAGGCTTCTGGTTTTTGTTTGTCGCTGGATTTAATTTTGCTCATCTTTTTATCTTTTTGAATTTTTGTTACCACCGGAGTCGTTCCGATGGTAAGAGCATTATTTCTGATTTTGATCAGTTCGGCAATAAAATTGTTCAAATTATTTTTAGCCCCAAAAGGCTGGGAGGGATGGAACCCCACAGCCTCCGCATCAAAACGATTTTAAAGGCTGCTAGCGACCACAGGCGCACCACTCTTGGCATCGTCGTAGTTGGCCTTTGCAGCTTTGAAAGCAGCGAGCTTGTTGGTGACATCGTCGGCCAACTCAACTTTGCCAGCTGAACGAGCCAGATTGGCATACTTGTGAGCATTGGCTGTGGTCGGATAGGAGAGTGCTGGCCAGCAGCAAACAGCCTTCTCAATTTGCTCAACAGCCTTGATCAACTCACGCTTGGTCAGGTCACGCATGCGAGCCAACTCACGGATGCCCTTGACGGACTTCTTGCTGGCGTCGCGACGAGCTTCTTCCTCAACCACAGGTGTCAGCTCCTTTGGCTCCCACTTTGCGCAGCGTGGCACTTGGTAGGCGATGAATCGCTCCCAGCTGCCTTTGATGTCGCAGTATTGCTCCCAAGCAGCTTTCTTAACCTTGTCCTCGTCGGACAAGAACTGAGGCATGCGTGAAACAACCATGTAACCAGGATGCTCAACAGGTGCCAAGTTGGCAAGGATGCGCTGGCCATTGGCGATCTCAGCTTCAACATAGTCTTTAGACTGCTCAAATGGAGCACGACCAGCTCCGTGGCACGTGCCAACAAACGATCCCCAAGTGATGTTGTATCCGTGCGAGGCCAAAACTCCTCCTGGGAGCTTTTGAAATGATCCGCAGAGTTGGCAGGTTCCGTAGTGGGTGGCTTTGTCTTTCATGATTTTTATCTTTCTGTATTTTTGTTTTGCTGCCGGAACCATTCCGACAGTTTCGATACTCTCTCTGATTTTGATTAGTTCGGCAATAAAATTGTTCAAATTATTTTTAGCCCAAAAAAGGCTGGGATGAATAGGACATCCCAGCCTCGGCATTGGCCAATGTTAAAATGGTGCTTCTTCTCCTTCGAAACTAGGAATTGGCTCTCCTGCTGGACGAGGAAAATAAACCTCGTTAAGAAAATCAGACTCTGCACAAACTTGAGCATAAGAACGACGACGATCAACTGCTCCACAAGGAGCATCACCAAACATTGCGCGTTCAGAATCGTCCTCTGCTACTCCTCCAGCAATGTCGTTACAAAGTTCCCATAGATCGAATAATTGTTTTGAGATTAGTGCTAGTGTGAATTCGTTTGTCATTTCTTTTTATCTTTCTGTATTTTTGTTTTGCTGTCGGAACCATTCCGACTGCGACGCTACTCTCTCTGATTTTGATCAGTTCGGCAACAACTATTTTTCACTCAAGTTGCAAAGCTATGCGCTTCAACCACTCTGGACTGTCACTTGTAACTTTAATTCCATGCTGTTGAACCATTACAGCATGAACTGGCTTGGCTTTCTTCTTCTTTCTTGCAACAACAATCTTCTGCTCCTTGTATCTGATTTTTTCTTCAATTGGAGAAATTGACTCAAGCACCTCATGGCTGTAGCTGATGTGTTGTTCAGAGCACCTCAACCTACGCCACGTGTATGGCTGTCCAATCTTGCTGACAAGTTGTCCACTATCGACGACTTTTGTTTTTAGGCTGCATTGGCTGCACTTCATTCTTTTTGGCTTTTGGGTAAAATGAACTTCTGAATTTTGGCTGACTGTCCTTGATTGAATTCTGCCATATGCGAATGTAAGCTTCTGGCGGAAGACATGTATTTGGTCCGACATTCATTCCTGATTCGTATTTCATATTATTCAAATCCTTCGCAGCTGTATGTTGATTGTTGTAAAATGAGCTCTGGCACCTTGGCATCCTTTTCACAAAATGATTTGTCAAGGAACACAACTCTGTTTGTTGGTTGAATTGTCAATCTTCCACAAGCCAGTTCAATGAACATGAACTCCTTGTTTTGACTTGGCTCCTCTGTCCATCCGTCGCCAATGTGCGATGCACTAAACAAATACCACCCTTTCAACCTTTCACCATCAATCAAAGCATCGCACATTTGCCCTTTCAAGAATTTGTATTCAAGTGTCGTGAAATCTGTGCAGTAGCAATCCCACAATTGTGCAAGACTCATGTTCCACTCTTCAGCTTCTGGATCTTGATTGAAGGCCAAAGCATGAGGTGGCAGATTTCGGTAAACAGCACCACACTCCAGCATCACTGTGCATCCCCACATCCTGCCAGGAATGCTCACAAGCCCATACCAAGCAGCTGGCATGTAGCGTGACTTGCTGGCGTCCACTTTTTCTTCTATGAATTGGCGATCCACAAAAACATATTTGTGAACTGGCAACTCGCCTGTCATTGTATATTTACTTATCATTTTTGTCTTTCTGTTTTATTTTCACTGGTCCTTTTGAATTCCAAAGATTGCTGGAAAGTTCATCAAACCTTTTGCTCCACTCGTCGCGATTGATCTTTCCCTCGGCATACAGTTTGTCAATTTCCATCTGTGCTTCGTGTCTTGTCATCGTCATGTCCCCATCGTTGTCTTATAAGATTTAACAATTCAATCTTTGATGATCGTTCATTTTGTAGTGATTTTAAAAGATGTCTGATGATCCTCTCAGTTGCCTCTTTTGAGTAAAACACATTCCCTGTATTGAATGTGTTCACCTCAACCCACTCACCAAGTATTTTGACCGACCACGATGTCTGGTAGCAATCATCATCACTCACATCTTCTTCCCGAATCGGGAACCCGAAGAATGTCCCAACCACTCCCCATTCACCATCACCTGGATTTTGTTCTGAATAATATTTAATTTCCATATTTGGATTTCTTTCCGTTCATTTTTCTTCTTCTTATTGCTTCAACTCTTACTGTTGTTCTTCTTAAGTCTTCACCTTTGACAGAGATTCCCTCTGCCATTATTTTTTTTGCTATCAAGATTGGTTCTTCAATTGTTGATCTTGAAAGCACATATTGCTCGAATTCTTCGCTATGCCTGCAAACTCTTACAATTTGAACTTTGCTCTTGCTTCTAGGCATAATTCGGATCCTGGCACGAACGATCGGCAAGACTGTGGCCTGACTAGGTAAACAGTGCATGAACAATTTTTACCCACATCTCCACGCAATGCAACACACCTTCCATCTACTGTCCGCATCAGGGGAAGACTGGCATGTTTCATATGCTCCGGAATATTATCAGCATCACGCCTGTCTTTCCGCAAAAGTGGCCAAGACCACTTGAACGAACAACACGCGCCACAAGCTTGACAATCGTATTTCAATAGTTGCGTTTCTTGATTCTGGCTTTCAAGATAGCCAATTCTTTGCGTTCAATTTCACGCATGCGTTTTTTGGCCAAAGCAGAGGTTTTATTGCAATTTTTGCATGGAACTTTTTTGTTCATTGAAAGCTATCCCTCAACATCTTGTTTTGTGCACGTGCGATCAACTCCCGATTTTCCTGCTCGATGTCTTCAACAGACTGTGGCAAGTCGGGATTCGTTATGTAATCAATGTCATTGTTGACGACATTTTGCATCGGTTGATTTTCAACAGCACTCGTGCGCATGCTGTTGGCGCCACCAAGATACATTTCCTTGATGTGCGGGCTGCACTTCTTCGGATATGTTAGGATGCGTTTTTCGGTATATGTTTCCTTGCTCACGCTCGAGCAACCAATGAACAGCAAAGGCAGCAGCAGCAATATGCGTTTCATTTCGTTGCCTCCTCGATGATGTATTTGAGTGCACTGCGGTAGTTAGGAAACATGCGTTTCCCGATTATGTAATAACCATCCTCATCGAGGATGATTCCGATTGACAATCCTTGTTCCTGTGCACACAAAGATAGTGTTTCCAAGTTATCTAGTTTTTCTTGCGCTGTCATATTTTTGTCTTTCTGGTTGTGGTTTGGTTCTGAGGAGAACATTGTTTATTCGATTGCGAAAAGCAGATCGCCTTGTTGACGGATTTTCCCAGCTTTGGTAAGGATGCCAATCAGCGACTGATATTGTTCCAAGTTGCATCCGAATTGCATCAGCGATGCATAGATGACACCTGATGGAGCACCCATGGCTCCGGCAGCTTTGATTGATTCTACGACAGCGTCGCAGATTTGGAGGATTGCAGCGTAACGATTCATATTTTTATCTTTCTGGTTGATGTTGTGTTCTGGGGAGAACATTGGAAGTTAGGAGTTGAAAATTACACGCTTGAGTCGGAGGTCGATTTTGAGTGTGCCACGGACTTTGTCAGCAAGACGCACCCATGGCAGTTCCTCATACTGATTGAAGACATACTCGTTCTTGTTCGTGGTAACGATTTTGCCAGGATTGCCATTGAAGTCGTAGTTGCTGATGGCTTGAGTTCCGCTGATTCGTTCGATTGATTTCATAATTTTTATCTTTCTGTATTTTTGTTTACCACCAGAACCATTCCGATGGTGAGAGCATTATTTCTGATTTTCTCATTTTGGGCAACAACTATTTTCACATTGGTCTTGCCTCAAGCAGCGGATTGCCTCCTGGTTCATTGGCTGATGACCATCGCTCGTATTCTGAAGCCAGTGTTTCACGCTCTGCTGATGCCCACATTTCGTGACGACGAATTGACCATAACCTGACCTGAGAGCCAGAGCTCAGCAGGATCGGGGAATCGATCTTTACAGCACCATTTGCTTTGAGTGCCTTGGCAATGTTTTGGCGACTGACAAAGCGTAGATTCTTCGGAGCACATTCAACAAGATGATTGATGCCGACAAGATCCCCAACAAATGGCCAAGATCCTTCAGCAATGCCTTCAATCACCCAAGCTTGAACATCCGTCATGCCTTCGCTGATGATCTCTGTTTTTCCTTTTGTCATCGGAGCATGTGCGAGGTTCTTAAAGTTGCTCAGATCTCGACTCTTAAACCAGTGCAAAATTGCTGATTTGTTGGCTTTGGTCCAGTCCCATAGCTCTGAATAGTAAGTGTGCTCTCTGGGCTTTGCTGGCGAAAAGAGGACACAATATCGTCGGTCTTCTTTGTCAATGAGAAGAGCATCGTCATGGTTACTGAACATGAGAATATTAAATACATTTGGTTGTTCATAGGCTGGCTTGTGCATTTCACGCACAATTGTTGTTGGCTGGGTAATCATTGGCTTGAGTTTATTCATCAACTCCATTCGGCCACGAGCCATAATTTCCTCAATCACGATCAATTGACATGATTTGACCCATGCAGTATAAATTTCATGAATCATTTCATTGGTTGGGAAACTCACATTGTTTTCTCCCAGCATCCACCTCAACAATGCTCCAAAATAACTTTTGCCAGTTCCTGGTTCACCTTTGAGTAGAACTGCCCAAAGAATTTTCACCCCATGATTCTGAACATTGAACGCAAGCCAGTCTAAAAATATGTCACGCTCGTATTTGTCTGGCAGAACATATGAACAATGATCAAGGAATGGCTGAACATCGCCTTCTTCTGGCACAAGAGTGCCAGGACGCCAAGTGTTGAAGAATTTCTTGTCATATTCTTCAAAGATAATTTCTCTGTTTGGCATGTATATCGGAAGATCAACCTTTGGCAGTGCAGGATTGCGCAGTGCATTTCCGGACGGATTGCCCTTCTCACTATGAGCATAGCGATCGGAATATTGCTCCTTGTCGAGTTCGATTAAAGTTCGAGCGTGATAAAATCGTTTCACCCCTATGACATACACCCATCCATCCGGCAGATCGTCAGCAAGCATCGAATGAGCAAAAGCATCAGCGTCCTCGCCAGACAGTATTCGGATTTGATCTGTGGCGCCATTCAACAACACATCATCAATACCCTTGCCTGCATCATCCGGCCAGTCCTCGATGCAGATTTCTTTGACTCCAAGATTGGCAAGCTCTGATCGGAGGGACAAATAGAGCGAGCTTACAGCCTTTCCTACGATGTATTCTTCCTTGGCTATAGGTTCGTCCTCTAAATACTCCCCAGAGCCTGCATTTTTGTCGTAAGCGATGTTTGTTCCCTTTCCCTTGTCAGAATCAAATGACAGCAAAACACGCTGTGGCTTGACAAGCTTAATGGCATCAATGGCCAAACGCCAAACTGAAATGCCAGGAAGACTAATCGTATATGTGTCAGTCATCGATGTGGCAATGTCAGCCTTGAATTCACCTTCTGTTATTCTCAGAGTTTGAATAACCTTCGGACGAGCTAATGGCCAATGTATTTTCGCCTTTGCTGCTGTTCCATTGACATATTTAACTTCGCCTGTCTTTTTGTTTGGCGAAGGATTGCTGCTTAGCAAAAGATACTTTGAAGCTGGTGTTGATGGATTGTCAACGCGGATTTTTATTCCGTGAATTTTTCCATCAGAATCGCGCAATGGGATTGCAATTCCACTTCTGCCAGCAAGATCAATTTCGCCAGACTGATTGATATAAAATCCAGGAACTGCAGAAGCAATCAGAGCATCACGCCCAATTTCAGCTACGATTTTTTCAACAATTTCTCTGCGTCGTGTTGGGAAAGTTTTGTATTGAAGAATCTCAATTTCATTTTTCGAAAAACCACGGGAGATCAGCGTTTGAAGGCTGTCTTGGGATAATTCGAGTTTGCCAATCAGCGTTTCGTAAACAACATCAAGCTCGACTCCTTTGGATGTTTTCGAAATGTTTTGAATTTTTAATTTTTCTCTTATTGTGGATCTTTGTTTCATGTCTTTTTGTATTTATGAATACCAGGACGGATATCATGGATCTTTATTTTCGCGCAGAGCAAGACGAAAAAAATAAAAAAATTTATTGTTGCCGAGAAATAAAAAGTCGAGCATCATGCGAATCCACAAACCCAAACTAACAGAAAGAAAAACAGACATGACTGAAATAGATCAATCGACAGTATACATCATACAGCAACCACGTCCTAAGGAAAATGGTTGGACTCCTAATTTCGAGCCAGCCACAAAATACGGAAAGCTAACGACAGTTTTCGATGCTGGTGATCGTGCGTATGCTGATCCCACTGCAGCACGCAAAAAGATCATCAGCAAACTAGCCAATTTTGATTGCGATAAGGACTTTTTACTTTGGGCAAATTTTGGCGATCCAGCGTGCCTTTGGATGACTATTATGGCACTCGTTGCCACAGGTCGCACAAAAATCAAATATCTTTACTGGTCACGTGGCAAGTCGGCCACTGGCATGAGCAATGATAATGGATTCTATTTCCCAGTTGAACTGGATGTGACGAGCATTTCTCGTTAAAACACAAAACAGCAGAAAGACAAAAATGAGCAAACAAATAGTGGACTTCGCTGAAGACTCAGCGGAAAATCAACAGCCAAGCTCCGGAGAGCTTGTGCAAGTTAGCGCACTGGCCAATCGTCTGATTCAGATTGACACAGCCAAGACGAGCCTTTACGAGCAGATAGCAAAGCTCGACGAGGAATACGACCGCATTCAGTCGGCAGACTTGCCAGGATTGATGGATCAAATTGGTTTAAAGACCTTCACGCTGAGCACAGGTGAGACAGTCATCGTCAAACCCATCATCAAAGGTGGATTGCCAACTGAGTCTTCCATACAAAAAGAAACAGACCCAGAAAAACGGGCAGAGTTGCGCGAACGATTTGAGCAAGGATTGATTTTCCTTAGCAAGAGTGGTGCAGGTGCAATGATCAAGAATCTGGTTTCTGCCGAGCTTGGAAAAGACAGCAATGATCTGGCTAGTGCTGCAGTTGAAGCTCTGCGTGATCTTGGAATCGATCCATCCGTGACTCGTGGTGTCAATCCAATGTCGCTAAATGCATGGATCAAGGAGCGCATCGCCTCTGGTGCTGACATTGATCACGATATTTTTAAAATTTACTCTGGCTCAAAAGCCGAAGTGAAGCAACCAAAGAGCAAGAAGGGATTCTGACCAAAGTGTCAGATCAGACCTTGCAAAAACCACTGGGCGATACGTCCAACATCAGAAAGTAAAATATGCCTCAGGCAACAAAACCACAAAAAGTGAAAACCGAAGAAAAACAACTCGCTCCTGTCCAGCAAACGCTGGCCACTGCAGCACCAATTAACTCTCTGTTCGCAGAGGACGCTGGCGTCGGCCAGGAAAACATGGATCGCAACGATTACGCCATTCCGCGTATCCGCATCCTCCAAGACTTGTCTCCTCAGGTCAAGAAAACCGAACAAGGCTACATCAAAGGAGCAGAGGCAGGCATGATCTGCGATCCTGTGTCTGAGCAAGTGTTCAGTGGCGAGCATGGCGTGCTCGTTATCCCAATCTCATATCGTCGCTCGCACATCGAATGGCGCACACGTGAGAAAGGTGGCGGAATTGTCGCCGACCATGGTGCCGATGGTGCCATTTTGGATCAGACCAAGAAGGACGATCGTGGCCGTGCGATCTTGCCCAATGGCAACCAGATCACAATCAATGCGGAATATTTCGTGTTTGTTGTCGATCCGACCACTGGCTCGCACACCCCATATGTGCTCGGCATGTCCGGAACTCAGCTGAAGAAGAGCCGACGCTGGAACACCATGATCAACCAGTTGAGGATTCAACATCCTTCTGGCTCAGGAACAATTAATCCTGCGATGTTTTATCGCACCTACAAGTTGAGCACAGAGCCAGAGCGCAACGAGCAAGGCAGTTGGTTCGGTTGGCACATCACCCCAGACAAAGCCACTGTAGAGATGCCAGACGGCGAACAACTCTACTTGGCTGCGCGTGAATTCCGCAAACAGATCGCAGCTGGTTCGGTCAAGGTTCAACAGAGCGATGACACCTCAGAAGTGGCTATCGATTCTGAAGATTCCCCCATGTAGGACGCCCTAGTGCTGGCTGGCCAGAAATGACCAGCCAGCATCTACACAAACAGAAAGATATTAATGAAACAAAGAACAAACGAAATTACAATCATAGGAGCAGGAATGGCTGGCCTTCTTGCTGGCAATATGCTGCGTCGTCATCAGATTACAATTCTTGAGAAGAAGCAGTTTCTGCCAGAAAATCATACAGCAGTTCTACGCTTCCGTAGCACAGCAGTCAGCGATGCAACTGGGATCCCTTTCGACAAGGTTAAAGTTGACAAGGCATTCTGGGATGGAGAACGCATTTGCTCATCAGTTAGCTTAGCACAGGCCAATTTGTATTCCTACCGAGTCACTAATGGCCACATTCACTCGCGCAGCATCAAGAATCTTGAGTCAGAGATTCGCTACATTGCTCCGAATGATTTTGTTGCACAGATGGCAAAGAATCTCCAAATTAAATTTGGCGAATCTTGCGATAGGCCAAGACAAGATCATCCAGTCATCTCAACGATGCCAATGCCAGTTATGATGAAGATGGTCGGTTGGGAGGAAATGCCAGATTTTGCATTTGAGCCAATTTGGACTGTTCGGTGCAAAGTCATCAATCCACACTGCCATGTTTATCAAACCATATACAGCGTATGTGACGATTCTTGGTATCGCGCCACACTACAGAAAGACCTTTTGATTCTTGAATTCACAGCAGACCCAAGTCACTTAGGCCTAGGGAATGTTTGTCAGGAAGCACTTGAGATCATTATCGGTCATGGCATTAATGGCAATCATGTTCATATAGAAACTGAAAACCCAACCATCAATCACCAGCCATTCGGAAAGATTGCTTCAATAGACGAGGGACTTCGTAGGAGATTCATCCTCCACCTCACAGACAAGTGGAACATTTATTCCCTTGGTCGATTTGCCACTTGGCGATCTTTGCTGCTCGACAATCTTGTCGATGACATCAAGCACATTGAAAAAATGATTACTAATGGCTGCAACTACGAAAGACGCTTAACAACCTACTAATATGAAAGTTAATTTAATTGATTACACACAAGACGCTGTAGAGAAATTAATCTACACAAAATCCACTCGTTTGACACTTGGCAAAGACACTCGTGAAAAAATCCAAGCTATGGATGAATACGAGCAATCCCAGGAGTTGATCTATATGGCAGCAACAATTCCCTCGTCTTGGGAATTTGTGAATTACACATTTGAAATCCTGGATGTGTCCCGTGCATTCACTCACCAGTTTGTGCGCACTAGAACAGGCTCCTACGCGCAGCAAACCATGCGTATGCTGAACATGGAGCGATTCAAATATGTCACTGGCCCAACAATTGAATCAGATCCTGCTCGCAAGAACATATATGACAAGTGCATGGCTGATATTAATGCAGCCTATCAAGCTCTTGTTGAAATGGGTGCTGAAGTTGAAGATGCACGTGGCATCTTGCCGACAAACATCTGCACCAACATCATTGCTCAATTCAGCTTACGCACGCTTTCCGAAATGGCAAAGAGCCGCACTGGCGGTCGCACGCAAGGCGAATATCGCCAAGTTATGCAAGCTATGGCCGATGCTGTCATTGAAGTCCATCCTTGGGCTGAATTGTTCCTGTATCCAAACGTGTCAAAGCAGGTAAAGAAGCTCGAAGAATTTATCGAGCAACTACTTGCTGAAGGAAAAATCACTAAGGAAGAGCGATTCAATGCTCTAAAAACCTTTGACACAATCAAAAGGAGAGTAAAATGAAGGACAAATTGTGGATCGGGTTTGATCTTGATGGAACACTTGCTCATTATGACCACTGGCGTGGAGCTAGTCATATTGGGGAGCCAATTCCTTACATGATTGATAAGTTAAAGGACTTATCAAAAAAATTCAGAATAAAGATATTTACAGCTCGTGTTGGTAGCGTTTATCCTGATCAAATTGATGAATGCAGAACAGCAATAATTGATTGGTGCAAGAAACACATAGAGCTAGAGCTTCCAATTACTTCTGAAAAAGACCAACACATGATAGCTTGTTATGATGACAGAGCCAAGCAAGTATTGTCAAACGCTGGAATCTGCATCGAGGAAGAGTTGAAAAGAATAGTTCTGGAATATGAAGTTGGAATAATCGACATTCATCAACTAAGAGACTCGGTGACTAAATTAACAAAGGTGCAGAATGTATGAATAAAACAGTACCTGAAATCTTCGAAGAAAACATTGAAACATACAGAGAGAGGCAGTCCTCCTACGGACCAACATATCGCAACTATGGCACTATCATGATGGGATTATTCCCGAATGGAATTTGCGTCAAGGATGCTGAAACATGGAACAGGCTTGGTGTCATTCAAGCTTGTGTTACAAAGCTAGCAAGG